TCAAGATGTATTCGCTCATGGTAGATTCTCCATCTTTAGTAGCACTGGTCTGAAGTCGAAGTTTTCTGACCGATAGATCTTTATTCGTTCCGCAAAATGCCGAAGTGTGTGGTTCTTTTTGCTCTTCCATGACAAATCATCCCCAATATCGTAAAGTTTTGCGTATTCTTTATGTTCCGAAACACGAAGTTGTCTTCCAATAGATTGCAACACCCTGACTCTTGACTTGCTTGGTGATGCAAATATGATGTTGTGAAGTCTCTTGATCGATATGCCTGTCGAGAATGTTCCATACGAAGCAACCACTATGCAGGAATCATTCTCCTCAAGTATCTTTCTTACCTTTTCCCTGTCTTCTGCTTCCGTGCCTCCATGCACGAAGAATGTCTTTCTGTCCGTTTGCGAGACGAGATGGTGAAGATACTTGCCATGCTTCTCGACAAACTGAAATAGTATGAGTGTATTTCCCTTCAGACGAGATGCAAGATCCACGATGAACTTGTTTCTCTTGTCGTGATGAATGAGCCACAACATCTCGTCACTATAGGTATATTTGCTGACGGATCGGCGTTCTTCCTCGCCATATTGTAGCATGATTGTATCTATCTTCAAACGAGACAATATGTTCTTGTCAATCAGTTTCTTCGTGGATGTCACATGGTATGAAGGTCCAAACAGACCTTCGATTATCAACTTATGACATTGCATTCCATCCAAAGTTCCTGTTGTTCCTATTCTATAGTCGCAGTTGGTGAGTTTCTCCATGATCCCCGATAGGGATTTTGCTTTGAACATATGACACTCGTCCCCGAACGCGGCTGTGAACTGCTCAAAGTATGATCTTGGTTGCTTGAACACGGACTGCCATGTGGTGACTACAACACGCTTACTGGTTTCTTTATCCTGTCCAGCATAGATTCCATGGCAGTTCTTGGAAACCTTCCAATCGGTTCCCTTGGAGTATATCTCAAAGTCGCTCATCATCTGTGTGACCAATCCTATGGTCGGCACGACGATGAGTATCTTGCCCTCTGTCTGCTCAAGCAGATGCCTCACCAGCATGTAGATGATCATCGACTTGCCACTTCCCGTTGGAGATACGAGAAGGATTCGGGATGTTTCTGATGCCTTTACAATGGCTTCCCGCTGATGGTCGTGAAGGGAAGGGATTCCCGATGCCTTGCCAACATACTTGTCGAATAGAAGATCGGTTTCCGAAGCCGTCAGGGGCTTGCTCGGACTCGACTTTAGTTGGTTGTCGAGATGATAACCACGATCCGCTGCGAACTTGGTGACATAGTTCTTCAGACCCTTGTAGATCGTGGCTTTGCCTATGTTGTATAGTTTGATGTCTCCAGCCCATCGCGATTTGCGAAAGCGAGACATGTACTTGTGGTTTGGAACCTTGAAGGAGAAGCAATCGCTCAACTCCTTTGCGGTGCCGCGCTCACATCTTACGCGAATGAATACTGAATCAACATCTTCTAGAACCAATGTATCCATCATGCAGATATTTATGGTTCGATATCTTCTCCATTGAAACGAATCTTAAACTCTCCATCGTTTAGGACTTTGCCGTCGTAGAGAAGAACTTCAACACCAGCGGATTCAAGGATTTTGACTCCGATATTGCATTTCTCTTGCCACCGATTAGGGATTATATCCCATATGGTCTTGTGTCCCACCACTCGCTTTATTCCAGACAAGACAATGGCTCTCGCACAATCGGGACAACTGATGAAAGGACAATACATGTGGGTGTTGAGAGTCGTAAGACCCTTGCTCACACATCGATATATGACTGACCTCTCTGCGTGTTCAATGTAGTCGTACTTCGACTGACCATCAAGTTCCTTTAGCGAGGGATATCTGTTGGCATCTGCTGCTATGATACCCGATGTTGGAAATGTGATCAACGCACCAACTTGAGTGTTGGTGTCTTGGCTCTTTGCCTGAGCATGGATATATGCCTGTCGGAGGTATACCCTATGGATTCCTTCGGTGACTATCTTCATGCGCCACTCATGAACTTCTTCCATTCTATTGCGGACTTGATGTCCCATCCGCGCCTTCCGATGGATTGGAGTACAGATTCTATGTACTTCACCTTTTCCTTGAGATAGTGAATACGAGCCTCCATTCGAAGGAGATCTTTGTCGGAATCAAGATAGACATCTATGTCCGTGCGAAGAATCTTGAGTCCAAATGGTTGCCAACCCTTCTCGTCAAGAGTCTCTTGGTCTATCTTACCAAGGTAGTATTCCCACTTGAGCCGACGAAGTTCCTTCTGCTCTATGGTTGCCTTGTGCAGAGACAGGGACTCGTCGTGAAGCAAGTTCAGATACTTGCTGTGAAGTTGTGGGGTTTTGAGCGATTCAAGGTCTAGATTCAGGTCATCTATCTTCATGTCCTGATCGACCATCTTCTTGATTGTTTCAATATCCATGATGAATAAGATATCACCTAAAGGTGTTGTGTCAAGTCACAGATTCAAGTTCGAATGATTCGAATGTAAATGTTGCATTCACCTGAACTGGTTCTGGTTCATTTAGGGCAACATTCAAATCAAACCCGTCAATGCTGACAGGAAACAACTTCTTGAATACGAATCGCTTGTGTGGATTCTTTGCGCTATTCATGCAGTGAATGGTGGCTTCAGAGTAATAGTTGTTTTCATTTGCAAGAATATCTGAGAAATCTTCAAATGGAACTATTCCTCTCATCCATCTGTATATCTCATGCCAGTTGGCAAACTCTTCGTCCACCTCAAATGTCACTCTCAACTGATCAAACTGAACTGATGAACCTGGAACGTGGTGCGTAAGAAATCTGTTTGGCACTGATATTTCACCAACAGATATTGATGGGATATTCACCGATGTACACCAGAATGTGACATTCGGAATGCGCGTGAATGTCAATTTGAAGTTAGTGTTCTGAAACGCATTTACATTTACTGGTTGTCTCAGCAATGCGTTGTAACTTGTGCCTTCTTCATTGATGGCAGCAGCATTGATCTGTGATGAATCGTATTCTTCGCTCATGTCAATATGTATTCCTCAAAAAGAACATCGGGGGGATTTCTCCCCCCGACTTCTATTATCTATCTGTCAGTCAACTATCAGGCTTGGCTGACTACACCCTGAACGCCGTGGAGGTTATCCACACGGAAGATGCGGTAGTACTGATTTGCGCGATAGTTGCTTGCAACTGTGACATTGGTTGTGTTGACGAATGGGTTGACTGCCATGCCGTAACGGGTCTTGAAGCCGATCTTTGGCTGGAAGGTCGCGTCATTGATTGCACGAACCATCTGTAGTGGGATGTATGGGCAGTAGAAGAGTCCTGCGTCATATGGCGAAGTTCCCTTGTATCCGACGCAAACGAAGTCGCGGGCGTTGGCACTGACTCCAACAGAGGAGTAAGGATCTACATAGACCTTCATCTTGCCATTGAGAACACCAACGAAGGTGTTGCCCGTGTCATCAACATCAAGGTTGACATTGAGTGCTGGGCTGACATTGAGGAAGCCACCCATTGCGAGAGCAGATGCAACATCAGCAGAGCAGATGAGGAAGTTGCCCTTTCCACGGCGGGTATCCTTAGCGATCACATTGGCTTCACGCTCAATCTGGAACATGAGTCCGCGGAACTTCTCAGCCGACCAACGACCATCGGAGTCGCGAATAAGATCGTAGACGCCGCCTGGAGATGCAAGACCTGTAGAGGTGGATGGATTGCTAGCACCCGGAGCAAAGTTGTATGTACTTCCCGAGGTCTTGTAGAAGAGATCGCTGTGTTGTGCGCCGAGTTTGGCTGTGGTGTAGATCGAACGAACGACTTCTCGGTTGATTTCAGCAAGGATTTCGGTGCTGAGAATGTTTGCGAGTTCTGTCTCTGCATCAAGACCGTGGATTGCCTTGAGATCTTGTGCCAGTTCGATTGTGTACTCTGCCTTGAGAGCGCGGGTCTTTGCAACAACTGATGCACGATCAATAGTAAATGCCATGGTGTTGAAGTCGCCGTTAGCAGCCTCACCAAGACCTTCACCAAGTTCGCGGCTCATGCCACCAGTTGGTTCCCAACCAGATGCACCACCGATACCAGATCCAGTTGTTCCAATGAGACCGTAGAGAGGATCGCCAACATATGAGTACTCAGCGGTTGTACCAACAGAAGATACTGCTGTTGTTCCAGCAAACTTGGTGAATGCCTCGTTGAAGAGTGCTTCGACATTGCTTCCACCAATTGGGCGACCATTGTAGGTTGACTTCATTGCGAAGATCAAGCCTGTTGGTGAGGTCATTGGCTGAACCGATGCAACATCATATGCCATGAGGTTTGGCATTGCGCGACGAACGAGCGAGATGAGGATTGGATCATATCCTGCAAGACCGTTGCCACCAGTATAGGTGAGTGCGTTTGCATTTGCAAGACCGTTTGCGACTGAGGTGTCTTCGCGGAGTGCTTGCTCTTGGTTCTCAAGAAGGATTGCAGTGACTGCGCGACGATAGTTATCCTTGATTGGCGAGAGGCTGTCATGCTCCATGACTGGCTGCCACTTGCGCTCAAGTTGTTCGACTAGTGTGAAAGTTCCCATTTCTATTTCTCCTATTAATTTCTACAGGATTACCTGTTCTTTAGACCTTTTCGCGACAATGCAGATGTGTAGTGCTGCATGATTGGACTTGCTGTTGTTTCTTCTGCGATTTCCTGCTCCTCGTCACCCGAATCAAACACAACTTCCTCAATGAGATTTTCGGTGACTGGTGCTGGTGCCTTGACGCGGCGAGCATTTCCAAAGTATGATTCCTTGAGAACTGCTAACTTCTCTTCGAAGAGTTCCTCTGAATCAAACTCAATGCCCTCTGCAAGAGTGCGGAGTTTCTCGACTTGAGTGTCTGCTAAACCATCGCAGTATGATTCAAAGATATCATCGCAGCGAAGTGCAAGGATTTCCTTGCGGAGTTCCATGTTCTCTGCAACTTGCTCATTGACTTCGTCGCGGAGTTCTTCGTTCTCATCGGAAAGTTCACCCATAAGATCGATCTTCTCTTCTGGAACTTGAATGAAGTTCTGCTCAAAGAGTCCCTTCATTCCGTTGAGGAAGTTCTCTGCGATCTCAACCTTGATCTCACTCTCAAGGACAAGGCGGTTTTCCTTGACCCATTCCTCGGCAATGTATGAGATGTAATCATTGACGCGACCAGAGAGTTCATCAAGAATCTTCTCGGTGTTCTCTGCAATGGTCTGCTCGTAGGCTTCCTCAAGGCTGTCAACGATTGCGTCATAACGCTCGTTGATTGCTGCCTCAAAGATTGCGATTGCCTTGTTCTTGAAGTCCTCTGAGAGTTCTTCGCCATCAAACATGGCAACAAGGTGTTCCTTCATGGTGAC